TGAATCCGTTTTATCTCTGTTGATCATGGTTTAATTCTTTTGAGTTTTCTCTTGTCTGGCGCGGGTCTTAGGGCTTTTAGTGCTTTAAAGTTGTTTATCTTGCTTGGTCGTGAAGGTTTTCTATTTACCAACATTGTGTACACTAATGTGTATATCTTCTCGCGGAGTGTACACATTGCTCACGGACACCAAACTCAGAAAAGCTCTTGGCAAAAAAAGAGACAAAATTGAAGTCATTTCAGACGCTCACGGCCTAAATGTCAGGCTCTCCACTTCCGGCAGTATAACATTCTTTTACCGCTACAGATGGGGTGGGAAAGCCGCTCAGCTGACGATTGGCGATTATCCAACCGTATCGCTATCTCACGCAAGGGAACGGCGGCAACAGTTCAGGGCGTGGCTTGCCGATGGCTTTGACCCTCGGCGGCGGGTGGTGCTGGAGAAACAGAAGAAAATTGAAGCTCTGACAGTTAATGAGGCGTTTGATTATTGGGAAAAGCATTACTGCATCCCTGAAGGACTGGTGAAGATCAAGGTTAACCGCCGTGACTTAAAAAACCACATAGCGCCGGTACTGGGAAATATGGTTGTTGACCAGACCACTAAGGCCCACTGGCTCAGCCTTTTTGACGGGATGGGGCGCCGGGTGGTTACCGGTCAGATGCTGGGTCTGATGCAGCGCGCATTCCGTTTTTGCTCGAACCGCGGGGTAATCAGCGTCAACCCTATCGAAAGCTTACGGCGATCTGACGTCGGCATCACCGCGGCCGTAAAGGATCGCAGACTGAGTGACGAGGAAATTAAAACCGTCTGGAACGCGCTGCCTGAGATGAAGTCACGCCAGCAGCTGATCATGAAGTTCCTCATTCTGACCGGATGCCGGAGCACGGAAATAAGGACCGCGAAGTGGGAGTGGTTCGACTTTCACGAACGGACCTGGACCATACCCGCCAGTGAGTACAAAACCGGGAAATCAGTGCGAAGGGCGCTGCCGGGATCCGTCGTTGATATGATGCTGGCGTTGAAGCAGGAGTCAGTATCGAAGCACGTTGTTACTCTGTCGCGCTATAAAGGCCCTGAAGATGACCGGCCGCCGCAGCAGCCAAATGTTGCATTGTTCTCCGCGCAGATAATCGCGAAAACTGGGATGAAAACTTGGTCACTCCATGACCTGCGGAGGACAGTAGCGACGCGCCTGTCGGAACTCGGCGCGCCGCCTCATGTCGTTGAGAAGCTCCTGGGGCACCATATGTCCGGAGTCATGGCTCGTTATAACCTGCATGACTACATGGACGATCAGCATCACTGGCTGGCGGTGTGGCAGAGCCATCTTGAAAAGCTGATTGGTCACCCTCTGGCTTGATGCCGACTTTGTCCTCCCACTCGATGAGGTCTGAAAATCTCCAGCGCTTCGGGCATCCATTAATTTTAGGCTTCGGGAACGGCTGTGAAAAATAGGCCGGCATCCGCGATGGGGTACTCCAGAAGTAAAGCGTGCTGCGGGAGATTTTGTAGCGCGCCAGGACGTCGCTGGTTACTAAAATTTCAGGCGTCACGTTCGTTGCTTGATTCATAATAAGCCTCTCAATATTAGGGGAGGGCTTCCCCTCCCTTTATCTCAACCTACGTACTCGGGTTTCATGTCGTCCAGAGTGATACGGAACTGGCCATACAGGTCGTCGCCCAGATGGCGCTTAGCCGCGGTGAGCGTCTGTTCTACTGCCGCAAACCGCTCAGAGGAATCCGGCTCGTCCGGCTGCGGCAGGCTATTGATGGCCGCCTCGACTTTGTTCTGCGCATCGACCTGGTAATAACGCTTCACCGCCTTGTTTTTCAGCTCGGTGAACAGCGCAGTGCCCAGCAGCGCCTTTTGCGACTCGATGTCAGCGCGGATCGCTTTCGCCTGGTCTACAGTACCGGCGGTGTTGATACGGTCGCGCAGCTCGTCAGCCACGATATCGATGTTCGCCGCTGAGTCCTGCGCGCTGCTGGTGGTGCTCACCTCGCTGGTGATTTCCGCGACGCTCATGCGCTGGGCGGGCGCAGGGTTAATTTCTCGCTCCTCGCGCTGGTCAACCTCGTCGGGGCTGTAAACGCCGAGAATAACTTCGGGGCAGTACAGGCGCGCCCAGTACTTGACGGCCAGATACGCGATCTGCTGCTTGGGATTCGATACCCACAGCGGCGAGTTGCGGGTGACAACGCCTGACAGGTAGATCGGCTCGCCCCAGGTGATCTCTGACTCACCGCGCAGGATGGCGCCCACCTCCACGTACAGCCCAACCTCGTCTTCATCGGACCAGCCGCGGACGCGCTCCGTGACGCTGTACTTGCCGTTCTTCCCGTTCTTCTCCCGGGTAATTTCCTGCGTGCGGGTGCAGCGCTCCCAGTCGCCACCATAGCGGTAGTGAAAACGCCCCTTGATGGTGCTGGAGCTGGCGATAACCGCGTTCACCAGCTGCGCCTCATAGCCCAGCACTCCGTTAACCAGGTGCGTTTTCTGCGCCACAGCGTAGGGATTCATGCCCCACTGCATAGCCTGCATAACGATGGCCATGCAGTCAGCTGGTTTGCCGGCCAGGTGCGCGGGCACCGTTACAGCCGATTGAGCCATCAGTCCGGCGAACGCCTGCAGCTGGCCCAGCGCCTGGACGTTGAAAATAGAGTTGCTGGCGGAAATGGTGGCCGGCGCCTGCTGTTCCTGAGTGATGATATTGGTGTTTTCCATGATCTCCCCCTTATGCCTGCACGCGCAGCGCTTCGAGACGGCGCACGTCAAAGTCGTTCAGTTCTTCTGCGTAGTCTTCAGTGATCGGCGCCGGCCAGTTCCCTGTATCGAACCCGTTCGCTATCGCGCGCATCGCCTTGCGGTACTCCAGCATGCCGAGTTCCAGCAGTTCGGCTGACGCCTCGATGATCGCGATCCAGTGGTAGTTCTCGTCTTTGTTAACAAAAATCCAGAAGAACTGGTCGAGGGCCGCCGTTTCGCAGTACATCGCTGCGCTCAGGTGGTAGTCGCGGTCGATGATTTCCCTGTGTAGTTTTGTGCGCAGGCCCTCCTGCTTCACGTTCCACATGCTGATGGTTTTCAGATCGGCGCCGATGCGCAGGCCGCCCATGTCGATTTCAAGGTCCGGCCGCACGCGAACTTCGAGCCCGGTCTCTTCGTCGAACCCGAAATAGCTCACCTCGACGGCGCGGCCCGGGTGCGCCAGTAGCTTGCCGGCGGTCGGGTGATCCAGCAGCGCCTTTTGGATAGCCAGTGCGGTAGTCAGCTGTTGGCGGGTGACCAGCACTTTTCCTTCCGGGTTATCGCGCCATGCGTCCAGCAGCTCGTCGGCGAACACCGCACCCGGATTGACTGACTTAACCGCCTGCATCAGATCCGATTTTGTGCCGGATACTTTAAGCGGCTGTGCTTTCTGCGCCTCCTGGGCGACCAGGTCCGGATTAATCAGCGCCAACTGCTCCAGCAGCGCGTCACGGCTGCCGCTGGTTTTAACCTGGGCGGGCAGGGTGGCGTTGTACTCCTTGATGCACGCTTTCATCGCTGCGGCTGTCTGTTTCTGCCCCTCTTCGATGCGCTGGAATTCCGCCGGCAGCGCCATGTAGCTCTGGCCGGTTTCCTCGGCGGATGCTCCGAGCGGCACCTGGGCGGGCAGGGTGGCGTTGTACTCTTCCAGCAGAGCCTTGATGTCGTCGGCGCTCAGCAGTGGCGGCAGGCTGGCGTTGTGCTCGTCGATAAACTCGCGGATGGTCGCCGTGGTGGTGAATGCGCATTCCGGGATCTCAGGTTCGACGCTGAACTCTTTATCGAGAGACTCAGGCTGCAGCGCCAGCGCATGCACCAGGTTACCCATGTCGAGCACCGCTGAGCGCTCTTTGACGATGGTCTTGGCGACGTGGCGCGCGTTGAAATACATCAGACTGACCCGGGCATCTTTTACCTGCGTGCTGCTGATGCCGTTTGCGGCGTGGTATACCTCGTTCGGCACACCCTCATAGCGGCCGGGCTCGAAATATTCCGGCCAGGCTGGCGCAGCGTCTTCGACTGCCTCTTCTGGAGCAACACTGTCGGCTTCCGCAGCGGACTCTACCGGCGCAACTTCTTCCTGGACCGCTTTTGCCAGATTCGGCGCGGCAGCCGCCAGAATTTCCGAGCTGGTGCTTTCTGTCGTTACGGTATCTGCTTGCGGATCAGCTTCATCAACGCTTTCGCCTGCTGATACCGCATTATCATCTTCGCCTTTGGTGAGCTCAGTCTCTTCCATCTGCTCATTGCTGGTGCCCTCTGGTTGTTTTACTGGGGCCATCAGGCCATCAATGGAGAAAATGCCGTTGCCGACGTTGGCGATTTCCGGCTGCTTGGGTTTATTCAGGTCTTCATGAACCCATTTCGTATCCGCCGGGTCACTGATACCCGGTACAAATTCACCGCGGCCAGCAGCCAGCTGGCGACTGATCTCATCGCGACTGATTATCTCAGCATTCTTCTCTCCCTCGTTTCCTGCGATGTTCTGAGCAACAGCCACTGTTTCAGCGCTGGGCGCATCATGTTTTGACTCGGTCAAATTGGCATTGATGTACGTCTGCAGGCTGACCGGGAAATGATGGACGTTTTCAGCCGCGCTGCGGATAAGAGCGAAAATAGCCGCACGGGAGAAATCCAGGATGCCAGGCGTTTTGCGCAGGGCGGCTGACCACTCCTTGAACGGGCTTTCTTTAGCTGAAATGATCTCCTTCGCACGGCGATGAATGGAGACCGGGATGTTGTAAATATCAAAATCCATCGGCAGGGTGGCCAGGGCGATTTCCTGATCTAGAGTGTCCAGAGTGTGCTCATAATCAGGGTTGCGGTCGGTCTTATTACCGCTACCGGCGTTTGCGCCTGCGTCAGTGCGCTGCACGGCAGAGATGCGATTTCCCGCCGCCCACTCTTTTACCAGGATGCCACGGTCGATATATTCAGTGGCCAGCCAGGTTTTGGTGAACTGCAGCACCAGCGACAGCTCGTGGCGCTTATCCTGCGCGAACACCTTTTTGATGGCGTCGGTGTACTTCCACTGGTTCGCCAGGTCGAGCTTTTTCAGTTCATCGCAGTTCTCGGCAGCCAGGAGCAGGTTCTGGACATAGCTGTTGTCGGTGTCCATTTCGAGCGCTGCGATCTCGGCGTTTTCGGCGCGGGTGATCTGGTGGCGAACTGCATCGGCGGTGAACTGCGCCAGCAACTGCTTGCGGAACGACAGTTGAGTAACGCCGTAGGTGGCGTTCTCGCCATCGTGCTTGCTTATTTCCAGACCGTTTTCAACGACTGTTCCATTGGTGGTCTCTGGCTGCACCTTTGGTTCTTCTTTCGCCTTCGGTAGCCAGGTGCGGCCGTCGTCCTGCAGCTCATAGCGATCACACCAGGACAGATCGACTTCACCCTCTTCAGGGAGGTCATCAACGACAGGGAAGTCGGTACGGCACGGTTTGTTGTAGTCCTGGCCCCGGCCGGTTTCGATACCGGCGTCTTCCAGCGCAACGTCGAGCTGCAGGTTTGCGCGAGCCTCGCTTTTGGCTGTAAACCACACGACTGCATCCGGCTTGCCGGACTTCTGCGTCGCTCTCACTACGTAAAAAAATTCCATATGACCCTCGTTTTTGGGTGTTAGAATGCCCGGGCCATTGATAGCGCCCATTGGGTGTTCATTGGTTGGTGTAATTTCCGGTGTAACTTGGCGGTGGCACCGGACGTACAGGCCCGCTTCGGCGGGTTTTTACGTTAGGCCTCGTTGGCCATCTGGTCGTATTGACCGCACTGCTTAGAGCAGTAATTCCTTTCCACTGGCTGCAGCTGCGAACCCTGAATGATGAGGATGGTCATTTTCACTTCCTTGCCTTCCTCAATCGTCTCGCGGCAGTACGCGCATTTCTTAAGCATTTGGATCCCCTTTCTGCGCCAGCAGATAGCAGAGCCGGCGAACAGCTGCGCCGCAGCGGCCAAGACGAATTGCCTGTTGGCGTGCCGGTTTACGTGCGAAATAAACCATGAATAATCCTCACTGCGAATTGATAAACCTGATATCCGAACCAGACCTCTAACGGCTCCAGGATGTCTATCGCGATAGTCATGGAGCGCCATGCGTTTAAACTCATAAATCCCCAATCAATAAGATGCAGGTTGATGGGTTAATCGGTATAAGCGATGTACTTAAACTTCCCATTTCCGAAGTGCTCGAAATGGCCGCCAAACGTTCCCTTAACTTCTTTTTCGACCTCCTTCCTGCTCAAGTACGATGGATAGACACCTTCCTTAATCATTGAGCAGCCACTGTGCATCTTTGCCACCCAGTCGACTTTCGTGGGGTCCAAAACGCGGGGCTTGGTTTCAACAATTGAAAAAGTATCGCCAAGACTTATCGCTGATATATCCCTCACGCAAAGCGGATCATCTGCAGCTCTCCACCCACACTCAGGGCACCACATATCAGCATCAGTGCATTTCGAGCATGGAGCGGATAGGTGGCAGCTGCAGTTCTCAACTTCTTCAAGCTCAATAACTCCATGGCAGCCGTCTCGCTCGCATGACTCACCCTCGCAATAACCTAATTTCGTCATAATCCAATCCTCTGCCGTTGTCGCCCGGCTGGCGGAACGTTAAAACCTGCTGCGCGTTGTGCGTTGTTGATGAGATGATAATAGCTATTGCTATCGCGTATAGCAATACGTATTGATATTGATTGTGATGAATTGCTATTAACCACCTGATAGCAAAGTGAATTTATTTTTATCGCTCATGCTTATTCGGTCTAAAAATGAGCTATTTGTGTGCGCGAACGACTAATGGTGGTGTTGGTGGCGGGCAACAAAAAACCGCCCGTAGGCGGCTGATTGGTTAGGTAGGGAAGCAAAAGCCCGGCGCTGTGGCCGGGTAGGAAAAAGGTTTAATTTTGAGGTTTTTTGTCGTTTTTCTGTGTGGCCAGTATTACCTTCAAGTCGTTTAGGTTAGATGTCACATCTTTGAATCCGCTGTCAACTTTGTCTTCAATCCTGTCTATTCTTGATGTTATCTCTTGTTTTGATGAAGATATGTTCTGATTTAATTCACTCCTGAGAGAGTCGTTTTTGCTGGTAATGGCATTTGAAACACTCCACGTTGCAGACACGGATGCTCCGACAATGGTCACAAGAGCAACTGCAATTCCAAGCCAGAACTCGATTCTGCCTATTGTCTTGGTACTCATACCTTCCTCTGGATTGTCATTAAGCTCGGAGTTATAGCTTTTATGAATTGTATGTAGCTCATTTGCTTTAGGCAAGTACTCTGCGGGCTGAAATACCACAGAGTCTCCAATCTGCTTCACAATAACTGGTGTGGATTGTGAATAAACGGAGGAATATCTGCCCAGGCTGTCAGACGCATCACTGTTATTCACTGGCTGCCTCCGCGCTTTCTGAGTCCTCTTTTTTGGATAGTTTGTTCAATCTTTTTAGTACAATATGGTGATCAAAAAGATTGATGTAACCACATTCATTGCAAGACATGATTAGCACATTTAACCCACCAGATATCAAACCTGATGGCGGCTCGCTTGTTGTTCCCAAGGGGATCAGGGAGGTGACACCTCCATTCTTATCATCTACAACTTGCTTAACTCCCGCTGTGAGCGTCCATTTGGATGAATGGCAGAATGGGCACTCGTGCCTTTTGTCGCCAAATGAGCCAAGGAAACGCACGAAATCATTGAATTCTATTATATTTTTTTCGCTCATATTGAGTTTTAGCTCCATATTAATGCTTTTTAGTGCCAATCCTTACAGCCTTCCATACTGGATGGACTCATGCAGTAGTGCCTTTCCCATTACATAAAACTGGTCCTGATCCGATTCCTGGATATACCATTTCTCAAGATGCGGGTTATCTGACAACACTGCCAACTGCGCCCCCTGCATCTGGAGGCGCTTGACGTGGAACGTTTTTCCGAAAACGAACGCATAGACGCCATCTGTTTTGAACTCGCGCACTGAAACGTCGAAGAACAGCCGGTCACCGGATTTTATCGTCGGACTCATGCTGTCGCCATCAACCGTCATAACCTTGATATCTTTCGCTTGGCGGTTTCCGAAAAGCGCCCGCGCGTGCTCGTTGGTGAACTCTATTGCAGCCAGTACTTCCACAACCTCAGAAAGCATATAGCGGCCTGGACCAGCGCTTACCGTCAGATCGAGCACGTCAACCCGAAAAGATTCGCTTTTACTTGGCTGCCGCGAGATAGGTTCTTGCCCATCATCTCGCATAGGTCCAGCACCCGTGGATAACCACTCAGATCTAACGCCGAGCGCATTAGCCATTTCGACGATTTTCGTCGACCCTCTGGCGTTGCCACTTGTCAATCTCCAGATAGTGGGTTGCGCGACTCCTGACGCCTTTGCCAGGGCGCCCTGAGACATGCCAGCAAGCTCCATGGCTTGGTTGAGTCTGTCAGATAAGGTTTCTTTGTTCATAAGCTCAATTTATACGATTGCGTATTATTCGGCAAAACACGTTTTGCTATTGCCTATTTCTATACGTATTGCTATTATCAAAATCACCTAATACTTATAGGAATAGGAATAGGAAATGGCCAACTTAGTCATACAGCGTGCAATTGAGATTGCCGGTAGTCAGCAGAAGCTGGCAGATCGCTGCGGCGTGTCTCAGCCCACCGTTTTTAGGTGGCTCAATGGTGGTGGAATCTCTTCTCGTTATGTCCAGCGAATCGTGTCTGCGACCGGAGCTGTGGTGACTACGGAAGATGTATTGAATAGCACCATAAACAGCAACCAGTCGGCCTAAAAAGGCCAAGCAAGGACGATGAACATGCATTCCATTTCATTGCAACAGATTACCGAATATCAGCCGGTAAAACTGATAAAGCGAAATCACCAACCAGCTGATAACCATGAAAAATTAAGGGACGCCGTGCGCGCCTGGTCAGGTCGTGACGGGCAGGATGCTGTGGCCGCGCTGATCGTCAGCGAATGGCGCGCCCAGGGTGGCTCTGGCATCGATTTCCCGCAAGAGGTTGAACGCCAGCGCCAGAAGCTTTTCCGTTACCTGGACAACAAATTCAGCTCTGATGGTTATCGCCGGAAGGTTGAAGCTCTGGCGCCGGCGATCCTGGCGGTGCTCCCGCTGGAGTTTCGCGGGCACGTAACTGGTCGGGAGAATTTCATGGCTCTGCTGGCCGATGCTGAACGCGAAGTGGCCGAGGCCAAGCAGGCGGTAATGCTGAATGCGCCGGAGCACCAAAAGCTGAAAGAGATGAGCGAGGGAATCACGTCGCTGTTCCGACTGATGCCAGAGCAGGCCGGGCAGCTGATGGCAATGGTGACGACGATGCTGGGAGCCATGTAACCGGAGGTGCAATGAACCACATCGAGTTTATCGAAAAGCATGTCCGCGAAGAGCTTATCCGGCAGGGTTTCACTGTCGCAGTTGCTCAGGGGGGGGGGCATACCAGGCAGTCGACATGTACAAGCGTATGTCACAGGCCAGTCGCAAGGGGAGGATTTTTGATGATGTTATGCGCCATGCAAAGGTCTGGGCGGAGAAGCAGCAGCTTCCCTCTGACCGTTTCGAGAAAAAGCGCAGCAAGCGTAATCCGCCGCAGCAGGGTCTGTTCTGAAAAGGTGAAAGCCGCGCTGGTAGGACAGCAACGGCTTTCAGGTGGAGTTAACTGGATCAATTCACAGGAGTAATTATGGCAAATCAGTCTGGGAAAGAAAAGCTGGCACCAACGCATAAGTGCTCATTTTGCGGAAAGAAGGATGTTGAGGTTGCTGGCCTTATGTTCGCCGGGCCAGGCGTATCTATCTGTCAGGATTGCGTTTTATTGTGCGTTGAAATTGTATTTGAGCGCCTAGCTAAAACTGACGAACAGACGGCATTTTAAAGCATTCAGGGGTTTTTATGCGTGATTACGGAAAGGTGCACACATCATTTTGGATCAGCGATGGGATGCGCAGGGTGTCTGACGACGCCAGGCTGCTTGCACTGTACCTTCTCACCGGGCAACACACGAACATGATCGGGTGCTTCAGGCTGCCTGATGGATACGTTTCGGAAGACCTTTCATGGTCTCAGGAAAGGGTTTCGAAAGGGTTTGCTGAACTATCAGATAACGGTTTCGCAACCCGCGATCCGTCGTCGAAATGGGTGCTTATCCGCAACTTTATGACATGGAACCCCATCGAGAATCCAAATCAGGGGATCGCCGCTCTTCGACTGTTCGACCAGGTGCCTGACAAATCCACCATAAAGCCAGAGCTGGCGGGGATTATGGCTATGTCGATATCTCACATTGACGTCAAAAAGCTAAAGGGTTCCGAAAGGGTTATCGAACCCTTCCTTAACCAGGAACAGGAACAGGAACAGGAACAGGAACAGGAAAGAGATCAAACCCATTTGGGGCATGGCGATGCCACGCCCCATGACGATGAATCTCGCGGTGAATATCCGGCCGAGAAACCAAAGCCAGGGTACACCGAAGAATTCGAACAGGCCTGGCAGGAATACCCGAAGCGTTCGGGAGGCAACAGCAAAGCCGATGCGTTCAAAGCCTGGACGGCGCGAATCAAAACGGGCGCAACCGCCGAGGAGTTAACCGACGGTGTGCGTCGTTACGCAAGATACGCAGCGGCATCTGGAAAACTAGGTACTGAGTACGTCAAACAGGCTTCAACGTTTTTCGGACCGTCGAAACACTACGAAGAACCGTGGGCATATTCCGCGCCTTCCGGGCAGAGGGATCCAAACATTGTTCCTCAGCCTGATAGCGCAATTCCAACTGGATTCAGGGGGTAGCCATGAAAAACTTGATTGGTACTGGCAGCGCGCTGGAGCGCCTGAAAAAACTCATCCCGCCAGGTGTGCAGCCGAAGTTTGAAAGCGTGGACGAGTGGCGCGTCTGGCAGGCGGCGGAAGGGCGAAAGCGCTGTGAGGAGCTGGATAAGCAAAACCAGCGTGCCCGCTCTGAAAAAATATTCGGCCGCGCCGGGATTCAGGATCTGCACCGTAGCTGCACGTTCGCAAATTACCAGGTCAGCGGTGACGGTCAGCGCAAGGCCATGAGCCTGGCGAAAAGCTTTGCCCAGAACTTCGGGACCGGATTTGCCAGCTTCGTGTTCAGCGGCGCACCAGGTACCGGTAAAAACCATCTCGCTGCGGCTATCGGCAACCATCTGCTGGCCGGTGGTAATTCGGTGCTGGTGGTGACTATTCCGGATCTGATGCTGCGCGTTCGCGAGTGCTACGACGGCGGCCAGTCCGAGGCCTCACTGCTGGACGACCTGTGCCGCGTCGATTTGTTGATTCTCGACGAGGTGGGCATCCAGCGCGGAAGCAGCGGCGAAAAAGTCATTCTAAACCAGGTTATCGACCGACGGCTGTCGTCGATGCGCCCGGTAGGGATCCTTACCAACCTGAACTACCAGGCATTGTCGGAAACGCTCGGTGCGCGAATCATCGATCGCCTCCAGATGGACGGCGGGATGTGGGTGAACTTTGACTGGGGTAGCTACCGGAAAAACGTCAGTCACCTGCGGATCGTGAAGTGAGGAAATTATCGTGAAAATACGCAAATGGGTTCGGGCCGAAATTATGATCATCCGCCAGTGCGCGGGGACTATGCGGGTGGAAAGCATCGCCAGCCTGATTGGCCGCACCGCGGCCGCCGTTCGCGCCAAGGCGCGCGAGTTGGGGGTGAAGCTGTATCTCTGCGGAAAATACCATCAGTCCGTGAAATACCCGGAGAGCGATGTTGTGCTGGCGCGTGAGCTGTACCAGCAGGGCGTAACCCGGGCGGTGATTGCCGAGAAACTGGAGTTGCCGCTGGGTGCGGTGAATCAGTATGTCTATTTCGAGCGGAGGGTGTGGGCATGAAAGCAAAAATCACAGCATTACCAGTGGACCGCGACCCGGAATACGGATTCTGGACGCATCCTGCGCTGGATGAGTTGTGTGGAGGCCGTGAAGGCGTGCCGCCAGCAGAGTTTAATGAGTGGTTAAATGCCAACGCTCTTGAGCACCAAATGACCTGGCTTGATGGCAGTGACGATGCTGCCGCTTACGATGAATATTTTAGCGGCAACAGCGGGACATTCACGAAATGGAAGCCGGAAAAGCCTCATGGAGATGGTAGGTTCGTTGCATCTATCCACGATACCGAGGACGGGCCGATCTGTATCTGGCTAAGGGAGCGTGCAGCATGACAACTGATATCAAAGAGCTGATGCAGACGCTTAGTATTGAGCGCATTAAAGAGATCGCATCCGGAGCAACTCCGGTCATGGGAGAAAAGGAGCGTCTGGCAATCACTGCACTGTATTTTGCTGAGCAGCATCAGATGGCCGTGGACGCACTACAGGATTGCGGCCGGACTCTTAAAGCTGCAGAGGAGGCGCTGGAGGCCAAAGACGCGCGCATAGCTGAGCTTGAAACCTATATCGAAATCCATGAGAGGACAGCTGTTGCAGCAATTGAGAGGGCTGAAATGGCAGACCGTAGGGCCGTTGAGCTGCAATCCCGCGCAGAGGCTGCTGAAAAATGCCTTTCAAGCTTGGCTGCTGTATCTCGGAGATATTTGCCTGACTATGACGAGCATCCCGAAATCCAGGCGGCAGACGACCTATTAGAACAAAATTCGCTAGTCACCGCTCGCATACAGATTCAGGGAGGGGGGTGATGGAGCCATCACTGGAGTACGCCTGTAAGCGCATTACCGAGCTGGAGCGCCTGCTGCTGCCCGATGTACCGGAAACTGTCTGGCCAGCAGAGGTGGGGATGGTATTCGGTCAGGTGGAGAGCGCCGGAGCTCTACCGGCGCATCACCAGCGCCGCCTGCAGCACCACATCAACCGCATGTGGCTGGAAAAAATGCCGGTACCGTCAATTATCGCCGCGGCCCGTTCGTTGGCCGCAGCTATGGAGAAATACGCGTGAGAGAAATCATCGTTGATAATTTTGCCGGCGGCGGCGGAGCCAGTACCGGCATTGAGCTGGCGATCGGCCGCAGCGTCGATATTGCGATTAACCATGACCCTAACGCAGTCGCGATGCACACAACGAACCACCCCGACACGCTCCACTACTGCGAATCGGTGTTCGATATTCACCCGCGCGCGGCTACCGCTGGGCGGCCGGTGGGGCTGGCGTGGTTCTCGCCGGATTGCCGCCACTTTTCGAAAGCAAAAGGAGCCAAGCCTGTAGAGAAATCTATCAGGGGCCTGGCGTGGATCGTCGTCCGCTGGGCGCTGGATGTGGGGCCGCGCGTGATGATGCTGGAAAATGTCGAGGAGTTCAAAACATGGGGTCCGCTGCTGGCGCCTGAAATGCGCCCTGACCCGGCGCGCGTCGGTGAGACGTTCAATGCATTCGTTGGCATGCTGACCACCGGCGTGCCGGAGGATCACCCGGCGCTTGCGGAGTGTTGCGAGTTCCTGGATCTTTCACCGGGAGGCGAGCAGGCGCAGCGGCTGGTTAGCGGGCTGGGCTACGACGCCGATTTTCGTGAGCTGCGGGCCTGCGACTACGGCGCACCTACTATCAGGAAACGGTTTTTCATGGTGATGCGCCGCGACGGGCAGCCGATAGTCTGGCCGGAAGCTACCCACGGCGATCCTAAATCGCCGGCGGTGCAGACAGGGCGGCTTGCACCTTGGCGCACCGCGGCGGAGTGTATCGACTGGTCAATTCCGGCGCCGTCGATTTTTGACCGTAAACGCGCGCTGGCGGAGAACACCCTGCGCCGGATCGCCCGCGGCATTCAGCGGTTCGTTATCGACAGCGCTCAGCCGTTTATCGTGAAATGCAACCACACCAGCACCAGGACAAGCTACGACTGTTTCCGGGGCCAGGCGCTGGCAGAGCCGCTGCAGACCATCACCAAAAAACACGGGTTTTCAATAGCCGTCCCACACCTGACAAAATTCCGTACTGGCGCCACCGGGCAGCCGGTCACCGAACCTGTACCGACAGTGACAGCGGGAACATCATCGCGGCCCGGTGGGAACGGTCACGCTCTGGGGCTGGCCGAGGCCGTTCTGACCCCGTTCATCGCTGGAGCCGGTGGACCGAAATACTCAGCCAAACCCCGCAGCGCTGAACAGCCGCTGCACACTTTGTGCAACACGAACCACGCGTGCGTCATCGCTCCGGTGATAGCGCGGCAGTTCGGCGCCAGCATCGGCCATCGCGCAGATGAGCCGAGCGCGACAATTACAGCTGGCGGCGGTGGCAAATCGCAGCTGGTTTGCCCGACGCTGATTCAGATGGGTTATGGCGAGCGTCCAGGGCAGGCCCCGCGTGTGCTGGACGTGCAAAAACCGGTGGGCACTGTTACCGCCGGCGGCAATAAATTTGCTGTTACCAGCGCATTCCTCGCCAAACACTACGGCGGGAACTATCAGGGCGCCGGGGTGGGCATGGACGAGCCAACGCACTCGGTTACGACAGTAGATCATCATGCAGTGGTCGCAGCCAGTCTGTTGGTGAACAATACTGGGCACCCGGGCGGCCGCGCAGAAGAGCCGCTGCATACGGTGACAACGGGAAATCATCACGCGGCTGTCACGTCGCACCTGGTTAAGCTACGCGGCACCTGCCGGGACGGGCAGCGCACTGATGAACCAATGCCAACAGTAACCGCGGGCGGCCAGCATGTTGGGGAGGTAAAGACGACGCTAGCCGCTGATAGTTACGACGAACGGCGCGCGCAGCAGGTGCTGGCGTTCCTAAGAGAATGCTGCGGTGAGGATTCGACAGGGCTGGTGGACATCGATGGGGTTACATACCGCATTGTTGATATCGGCATGCGCATGCTGCAGCCGCACGAGCTATACCGCGCACAGGGGTTTCCGGACTGGTACATCATCGACCAGGACTATCGCGGTGTGAAGTACGCCAAAGATAAGCAAGTCGCCAGGTGCGGAAACGCGGTGCCGCCGCCGTTTGCTGAGGCGCTGGTGCGCGCGAATCTCCCTGAGCTATGTCAGAAAAGGGAGGCTGCGTAATGGCAAAGTCCGCCGCAGAGCGCAAAGCCGCGCTGCGGTCCCGTCAGGCTTCCGCAGGAGACGAGAAGGACGTAATAAATTAAAGGCAGTTAATTCAATCCAGTATGATATAAAACCACCATCAACGATTGATGGTGGCTTCGCACATTATGCTTAAAAAATACGCAACAGCCTTACTGCTAATATTTGGCCCTTTGCCGGTTTTTTCCGCTGACTACGGAACGCCTGTTACCAACTGCCTCAATGACCAAACGATACCGTATATCAGCAGCGATAAACCGGCGACTGACATCGTTAACGACGCTTATAAGAAGTGCGCAGATGAAATACAGCAATGGGATATTGAACGGGAGTCGCTGCCTGCCGAGATGGTAAAAAAGCAGGACACAGAGCTTCATGACTTTTATGTGCGAATGATTGATAAGCGCCGGAAAGTTGAGAGGGAGAAAAAATGAGCTTTGTATTCATTCCCTCTTTAGTTTCTCTTCTCATGTCCCATGAGGAAAAACTCGGGAGAGAGCTTACCCGCTCTGAAGTACAAGCCATTAGAGATAACGCCACGGTCATATCAGTTCCCGTGGACGTTGCTAAGGGCATAGTCAAAGATAGAGGGTATCGTGATTTAGATCCAGAAAACGCCTGGACGGAATGGCAAAATTTCAGGAGGGATAATTAAACAGGATTAACCCATGTGACAATAAATTGATTTTCCAATATCAACTGTACATAATATCAGTATCGGCCTGAACAACCGATACCTGCTGCGTCATGGGGGAACCGATGGCGCACGAACTGCAACTCATCAAACAATCCGCAGATGTCCTGATCTCCGCGTCGCCGGAGACATCGGCAATTCTGCAATCAAAATTTAAGCTCGGTGCCGTGCTGGTGGCCGAGTTCCGCCAGGTGAGGAATCCCGCATTCCATCGCCGTTTTTTTGCGCTCCTTAATCTTGGTTTCGAGTACTGGGAACCAACCGGCGGCGCTATATCCTCAAACGAACGCAAACTGGTGACCGGGTACGCCAAATTCCTCGCGGCCTACGGTGGCAATGAGGGGGCGTTACTGGATGCCGCCGAGCAATACCTCGACCGCATAGCGGACAAGCGCGCGGGCAGCATCAGCGCCTGCAAATCGCTTGACGCGTACCGCGCCTGGGTGACCGTAGAGGCAGGGCACTATGACGCTATCCAACTCCCTGACGGCACGCTCCGCAAACACCCTCGCAGCATCGCCTTCGCCAACATGGATGAAACCGAGTTCCAGCAGCTGTACAAAGCAGCCCTTGATGTCCTTTGGCGCTGGATCCTCTCCCGCACATTCAAAACACAGCAGGAAGCCGAGAACGCGGCTAACCAACTGCTGAGCTTCGCGGGGTGATGGCTATGCAATATTCGTGGTTCCAGCACAACGATTGCACCACCGAGCAGGCAGAAAGGCTGATGGCCGACTACCGCGCCCGCGGTTACGAAACAGAGCGCAGCCTGAACCCTGATTACCTGACGTGGACAGTGAGCGTCCGGCGGCCCGAGGTTAAGCACCTGGCGCCGACGCCGCGGTCGATGCGTCAGCGGGTGTGGGGTTGATCATGGCTAATTTACGAAACGCTGCCCGCGGCCGCGAATGCCAGGTGCGGATACCTGGTGTGTGCAACGGCAACCCCGAGACATCAGTGCTCGCCCATATCCGTATCGCCGGATTGTGCGGCATGGGCATCAAGCCGCCTGACCTGATCGCCACCATCGCATGCAGCGCGTGTCACGATGAGATTGACCGCCGTACGCACGTGGTAGATGCGGAGTATGCGAGGGAATGCGCGCTGGAGGGCATGGCCCGCACGCAAGTTATCTGGCTGAAAGAGGGGCTGGTTAAATCATGAAAACCTACGACATCACGCCCATCGGCAAGCCTCGCATGACCAGATCTGACAAGTGGAAGCAGCGCCCGGCCGTAATGCGTTACCGGGCGTTTTGCGATGAAGCGCGTCTTCGAAAAATTCACCTCCCTGAGTCCGGCGCGCACGTCACGTTCGTTATGCCGATGCCCGGGAGCTGGAGCAAAAAGAAAAAGGCGGAGTGGGGCGGGCGGCCTCATCAGGCTAAACCCGACTGCGACAACATGCTCAAAGCGCTGATGGATGCGCTGTACGACGACGACTCCAGTGTGTGGGACTGCAGGATCACCAAAGTCTGGGGAGAAAAAGGTCAAATTATTATTCAGGAGAATGCTCTATGACACGCACTGACGTTAACAATTACCAAAAGGCCTCAGTAGAGCGCGCCAATCCAGAAAACGCTTGGATAAAGCTGGCGGCCGCCCCGAGACGTTCGTACCTGGGTAAGTATCGCCGTCTGACGCCTGCGCAAAACCGCTGGGTAAGGTCACTGCTCAACCATTGGGGCGGAGCATACGGCGGCAGCGGAACGGAGCACCTCTCTGGTGGTGGCGGCATGTGGTCGATGATTCTGACCGGGTGGACAGGGGAGCAGCAGGAGCGGATCACCACTGTGCTGGCCGGCCTGCGAAAAATTGGCTACACCGGCGAGGCTCTGTTGCAGCAGGCGCGCGCTATCATGTGGCCAAAAAAATCGCTCTCGGACCTGATAGGCAAGGCAGGCGATCAGGAAGAGGCCGATTTCATGGAGTCTATCATCTTGAAGTCGTTCCGTGCCGGCAGTCCGGCCTATGAGATCGGAAAGGACTATTACACCTGGCGGCGGAGCATCACGGATATGGCGCGCTGGATGCAGCACTACCATGCTCCTTTCCTGACAGAAAAGCAGTGCATTGACCGGGTGCGCTGGTGCATTGAATTATTCAACTCTGCCGTCTTCTTCACGCTTATTGCTGAAATTGGTATCGAAAATGACGATAAAAGTAAAAAAGACTTGAAAATGAGTTTTGAAGCTGCATAATTCATATATGCTCGGACGTCAGAGGCGAAAGAGCGAGGTGATAAAAAATTTCAAGCCCGAGGTTAACGCCTTGGGCTTTCTTTATGGGGCTGCGCAATCGCGTGGCCCTTTCTGTTTTCAGGCTCCCGGATCCTTCCCTCGTGTGCGTTGTCGTTAAATCCGCCGGGAGCCTGATCCCTTCAAACACACAGCGTCCCGAAAAAAATCGGAGGCGAGAGACTATGAAAATGAACGACCAGCAAGGGAACATCATCACGCAGTTTTTCGCCTGGCTGGCGGCAGTGGCGTCAATGCTGGGAATCACCACACAGGACATGGTTTACATACTGTTCGGCCTGATTGGCGTCGTCATATCTCTGGCCTCGTTTGTCATGGCGCGGCTGGATGCGAGAAGCGAGCGCAAGCAGGACCAGAAGCGCACGCAGCTGCTGGCCGACTATCTTCATGGGGTTCAGCTCAAGCCGCAAAGCGAACGCCCCAGCACCGCCGAGGTGATCACCGAGTCGATAAACAGGATTAACGATGGCGCAAATAACTAAGAAGGCTGGCGCCGCCGGCGCGTTGTGCTCAGTGGCGGCCATTATCGCTATCGTTCTGAACGCCGGTAACGTCAGGACGAATGAGCGAGGTCTGGAGTTGATAGGGGATGCTGAGGGCTGCCGGCGTGATCCGTACGTATGCCCGGCCGCAAAGCTGACCGATGGCATCGGGAACACGCACGGCGTGAAAGCTGGCACCCATAAAACCGACGAGCAGATCGCGGCGGACTGGGAGCGAAATATTCTTGAGGCCGAGCGTTGCGTTAATGGTTACGGGAACGGTCGCAAGCTAAGTGACAACACGTTCTCCGCCGTCACGTCGATCACGTTCAACGCCGGGTGCGCAAACATGAAAAGCTCGACGCTGTTCCGTTATCTCCGCAGCGGTGAATTTTCTCAGGCGTGTAACCAGTTCCCCCGCTGGGTATATGGCGGCGGCAAGGTGTTGCCCGGCCTGGTAACCCGACGCGCTGCTGAGCTACAGCTCTGCCTGGATGGTGTGAAATGAGACTACGACTCCGTCTGGCGGCAATCTCACTGCTGGTGGCAGTAATAGCCGGGATTATCTGGGCCGCTGGCCGCTACCACGACAAATACCTGGCTGAGCAGAAGAGGGCGGACGCCGCAGAGCACAGCCTCATCCTGGCGAACGCCACAATCACCGACATGCAGGTGCGCCAGCGCGATGTCGCTGCCCTGGACGCCAAATACACCAAGGAGTTAGCCGATGCGCAATCTGAAACTGACGCTCTGCGCCGCCAGCTTGATGCTGGTGGCCGGGTGCTCGTCAAAGGCAAGTGTCCAGTGTCAGCCGCAACCCAAGCCACCGGCACCGCCAGCGTGGGCGATGCAGGCGCCGTCGAACTCTCTGACGCTGCTGGACGAAACGTTCTCAGTATCAGGGCCGGCATCCAGCGAGACCAGACAGCATTGAGGACATTGCAGGAATACATCCGCACGCAGTGCCTGAAGTAATAACCCCGCCTTAGTGGCGGGGAGAGGGATCAAAACTTCATTTTAAAACGCCAGCCATTTGACTCAACCATCCAGCGCTTCTTCGCTTCTGAACGGATATACTCGCAGGCTTTGTTGATCCCATCTTCCGTAAAAGAGAATCGGGCAACCTCGCGCACAAATAGGGTTGAGAATTCGGCCTTTTTGAATCCAGAGCGATTTGCGTTGGACTTTTCAATCATGCGGGTTGGTGCGTCAATATCGTTAAAGCCCATGCCGTTTAGCACGATCAGCTCATCTTTATTCTGGCTTAAGCGAACGCTGATAGAGTCGCGGGTAACAGAGTTGATGAACAGCTCGTGCTTGCTGTGCTGGTTATTTGAGCAGTAATAAGAAAAGTATTTAGCCGTGAAATTGCCCTGCTCATTAACCATTTTTTCGTTGTTGCTGGTGCTTGATTTCATTTTTACGTCCTCAACTTGGACCGCAGAACCCGCTGCGTCGGTGGTATAGCGCCTTGCTATGAGATTAATATAATATGACGCGCGTCATATGTCAACTGACTCTTTGAGCTTCTTTAGCCCGGCCATAATTGCCCCCTTTTTGGAACCATACCGATTGGCCATCTCATTTAGCAGCGCTGATTCATCATCGGTCAACAAAACTCCTGGAAGCCTTGCCTTTCCGGAGTTTTTGGCGCGGTAAGTTGCTGCTGCTTTTTTCTGTGCTTCGGTGCTCATAGCACGATCTCCTGATCAGGTGCGACGTAATCTCGCTGGCCGGGTTGGCTGTTAAAACGAAATGCCAGGCGCTGTTGGCGATCTGCGGTTAACAGCAATAAATGCTCTGGCGTCTGAAATCGCGCGTCGTGGTATGCAGCCCAGAACGCAGCGACCGCGACGTCGGGGTAGCTGGTGGTCGTTTCGCTGCCTGCAATTCGCTCGCTCCCGCCGGCGCGCTGTCTGATGACATAAATTTTATACTGCATAAATCCCTCCGGTTGTCCCCCGGACATACCGGGGGAGGTTTTTGGAGAGAGTTTACAATATCAGCCGGCGCCATTCACGGCCCCGATCATCGTTGTAGCGATCGGTCATAAAGCGGGATTTGTGTCCCAGCAGGCGTTGCGTGTCGATACCACTTTCCCGGTAGATGCGCTCAGACAGAGAGCGCTGCTCGTGAAATGTCGGAGGATGCTCCCAGTGTCTGTCCTCACTCGGGAATGCAGCCTCGCGGGCGAGCTGAAATCCCATGCTCAGCGACCACGGCATAACCTGCCGACTGGAGGACAGCAGAAAATCTTTCCCTGGGCATTTCGCTATAGCATCGCCAAGTGTCATATCCAGGGCGGGACAGTGAAGCTCAAGTGGGAGAGCGAGCTTGAATCCCGTCTTCTGCTGCTCGATGTGCAGGTGACCGTCAAATATATCGCAACGGCGCATTTTTGATATGTCACCACGTCGCTGCCCGGTTACCAGAGCCAGGCGGAGCGCATGGGGCATATAAGGGCGGCAGATGACACTCGATAGCTTATAGATTTTGCGCCACTCATCGAGCACAAGGCGAGAGCGCTTTACCCTGCCTTTGGGCGGCCGAAGAGGCAAGGCCGGGCTGTACTGAACCAGACCGGCGAGCCATGCTTCTCTGAAAATGTCGCGAATGAGGACGTAGGCGCTCTTAGCCGCGCAGGGTTTTCCCTGCTGCACGTATTCGTTAATAAAGTCGTTAAGCTCAACTGGCGTGATCTTCCGGATGGTACGACTCCCCAGGGCGCGGCCTAACTTAGCAATAATGGCTTGCTTGTTCTGGATCGTCTTTTTGCTGTAGTCCCTGTGCTCCAGTTGACCAGTATAGGTATGAAGCCAGTCAATAACGGAAACAGCTGATTTATTCTCAAATGAGTGGATCATGACTGCCTCCCTTAGCGGTCGAAGTATTTTTCAGAAACTACCAGCGTATGCTCTTCGGTATTTGGCTCTATCAGCAGGGCCTGCTCCCGGGAAACAGCAAACATGGACTGCGCCCTGGTTTTTTTATTAAAGCCATAACGGGAAAGAAACTCGGAGATATAGATATTACGAACGGCATAAACGTACAGGCGATGCTTTTTGTTTTTCTCAAGCAGTTCTTCAAAGGTGTACTTCTTGTTTATAAAAAGCGCGGAGTTGTAGTAGATGAAATATTTCATGGTGTAGTCCTAATCTGACTCGCGGAACCCGCCGCGTCGGTATCACTGAACTAAATATAATATGACGCGCGTCATATGTCAATAACCACAGGAACAGAACAATGGCAAAACCGGACTGGGAGGCCATCGAGTCGGCTTACCGGGCCGGCTTGATGTCACTCCGCGAAATTGCTTCACAGCACGGCATCAGCGAAGGCGCTATCCGCAAGCGCGCAAAGCGCGATGACTGGTCTCGCGACCTGTCGGCGAAGGTGAAAGAGCGCGCCGATGATCTGGTACGCAAAGCAGAGGTACGCAAGCAGGTACGCAGTGAACAAGCGTTATCTGAACGCGTACTAATTGAGGCTACTGCTGAGGTTATTGCTACGGTACGCATGGAGCACCGCGGCGACATCAGGCGGGCCCGCGAGATAACCAACGCTCTCTTTGATGAGCTTGGCGCTGAATGTGCAGACGTCGGTGCTCTGCGTAAGTTAGGTGAGCTGATGTTCGAGCCCGACGATAACGGCCGCGACCGGCTGAACGAAATTTACCAGTCGATAATCAGCCTGCCGGAGCGCGTTAAATCGGTTAAGGCTCTCAGCGACGCGCTGAAGAACCTGATCAGCCTGGAGCGTCAGGCCTACGATATCGATGGTCCGGAAGGCGATAACTCTGTTAAGCAGCTCTCTGAGTTGATGGATTCGCTGTCTCAGGGGGCTTAATGAAACCTGAGCACCTCAAGCTGCTGACAGACAAAGACTGGCGGCTGAATAATCTGTACTGGATCACCGACAAAGAGGGTAAGCCAACGCGATTCAGGATGACGCCTGAACAGCGTGAGTACTTCGAGGGTATCCACACCCGCAACATCATCCTGAAAGCGCGCCAGCTCGGTTTCACTACTGAGGTGTGCATCATTCAGCTCGACGCGGCTCTATTCGAGTCGGCGAAATGCGCGCTGATCGCCCATACGCTGAATGACGCAAAGCGCCTGTTTCGCGAAAAGGTGAAGTTTGCCTATGACCGGCTGCCGGAAGAAATTAAGGCGGCCAACCCGGCGAGCAACGACTCTGCCGGCGAGCTGGTCTTTAAGAAAGGCGGGTCGCTATACGTCAGCACGTCTTTTCGTGGCGGCACGCTGCGTTACCTGCACGTTTCCGAGTTCGGGAAGATATGCGCCAAGTATCCTGACAAAGCCCGCGAAATCGTTACTGGTGCTTTCGAGGCTGTATCGACTGGCTGCTTTGCCACTATCGAGAGCACGGCAGAGGGCCGGGCAGGCTACTTTTTCGATTACTGCCAGACGGCAGAAAAGGCGTTGCTGCAAGGTAAGCCGCTTTCGCCGCTGGACTGGAAGTTTTTCTTCTTCTCCTGGTGGAAGAACCCACAGTATGCAATCGACCCGGTTGAGCCGCTGCCGGTGCGCCTGCTTGAATACTTTGCCGAGATGGAGGCGAAGCATGGCGTAGTCGTTAACGACCGCCAGAAAGCCTGGTACTACGCCAAAGAGAAAACGCTCGGCGATGACATGAAGCGCGAATACCCGACCATACCGGCGGAGGCGTTCCAGCAGTCGGTCGAGGGGGCTTACTACGCCAAACAATTCCGCTGGCTCTACACCAACAAGCGGATTGGCAAAATCCCCGATAACTCGCATCTCCCGGTTCACACGTTCTGGGATATTGGTGTGGGCGACTCCACGGCGATCTGGTTTGTTCGCGAGGTTGGCGAAGAGTTCCATATCATCGACTACTACGAAAACTCTGGCGAAGGCCTGAGGCACTACATGAAGGTGCTTAAAGACCGCGGCTATGAGTACGGCGAGCACTGGGGTCCGCACGACATCGAGAACCGCGAGTTTGCTGCTGATGCGAAGTCTCGCAAGGAGCTGGCGCGCGAGGGCTACGAGATTGACGGCCGGATGTATTCGATGAATTTCCGCGTTGTGCCGAAAGCGGGGATCGACACCGGCATCGAGTCGGTGCGTGAAATCCTCAAGTCCTGCGTTTTCGATGAGGAGAAGTGCGCTGTTGGCATCTCCCACCTCGAAGGTTACCGCAAGGAGTGGGACGACAAGCGCGGCTGCTGGAAAGATAAACCACTCCATGACTTCACATCACACGGCGCCGACGGGTTCCGCTACTTTGCTGTAGCGAAAAATAACCGCAAGCAGGTCGGCACAGTATTCTTCTAAGGAGCATCGCCAGTGAGCGAACAAGATAACGTTCTCCAGATGGCCGTGAACAACCTCGCCACTGAAATGCGGCGAGCCAATTACCTGCAGGCACTTATGGGGCCGTCAGGTAACACGAAGCGCCCGACGCTTTACCAGGAGTTCGGTTACCCGCGCCAGATCTCCTTTCACGACTTTTACAACATGTACCGCCGCAATGCTGCTGCATTCGCCGTAGTTCATCGTCTGCTTGATGGGTGCTGGCAGGACTATCCGGTAATCATCGACGGTGACGAGACGGAAGAGGCGGAGAAAACCAACGACTGGGAGAGGCTGGTCGGCAAGCTGATGAAGAAGTGGTGGCCGAAGGTGAAGGACACTGACCGCCGTAATATGGTTGGGCGGTATTCGGCGCTGCTGATTCAGGTACGGGACGGGAAAAGTTGGGCTGAGCCGGTTGATGCTATCGCGATTAAACGCCTGGGGGAAGCTGCGCTGGTTAAGTTGATCCCTGTATGGGAGCCTCAGCTAACCGTTGCCGAATGGGACAATGACCGTACGTCTGAGACGTTTGGTCAGCCCATAATGTTCAACTTTAACGAGCAGCCGGTGGGCGATAACACGTTTGTTGGGCCTACTCGCGGTGAGCCTGTTCATCCCAGCAGGGTCATCCTGTTCTGCGAGGGCTCGGAGGATGACAACGTCCTGTCCGGCATCCCACTACTCGAAGCCGGCTATAACAAGCTCCTTGACCTGGAGAAAATATCAGGCGGTGCCGCCGAGGGCTTCCTCAAAAACTCCAGCCGACAGATCGCCGTGGAGTTCAGCAAAGAGACGGACATGGACACGCTTGCCTCCCAGGCGAAAGCGGCCGGGTACACCGATCTTGGCGAGGCAATGGGCGACAAGGTCAATAAGCTGAATCGTGGTACCGATGCCGCAGCGGTGATGCAAGCCGGTGAGATGAAGGTACTGAGCGTTACCCCGGGTGACCCCGGGCCATCCTGGGAGGTGGCAGCGAACGAACTGGCTGCATCTGAACAGATCCCCTTCACGGTCCTGTTCGGTCAGCAGACCGGTCGACTGGCCAGTGATGAGGATAAGACAGACTGGGCTATCCGGCGCAACTCGCGTCGCAACGGATTCCTCTCTGACCGCATAACAGCGCTGCTTGAGCGATTTTGGCTGCTCGGCATCATCCCTCCGCCAACGAATGGTGAGGTCACCATCAAATGGACAGACCTGCTGGCTCCCGGCGAGAAGGAAAAAATCGAGAACATGTCCAAGCTAGCCGACGTAGTCCAGAAGGCGACCGGCATGTACGGAGGTGAACCGCCGCTCACAATCAACGAGCTGCGGGCTATATTAGGGCTTGAGCCTCTGCCTGAACCAAAGCGGCCGCCAAACCCGAACGAAAAGGTGACAACCGATGATCCTCTTTCCGATGACTCCGGAGCAGAAGAGTAAAGTCGGCACGCCGATTGTTCCTCGCAGCAAGGTTGACCCGACACGATCGGCAAAGCAGGTCTCCGCGATGTTCCGGGATATCGAAGGGCGGTATCTCGGCATCAAGCGCGCACTGAAGTCACTGTTCGACCGCCGACTGACCGGGAGAGAGCAGGCGGTAAACAGTCACAACTGGCATTTCCTGTGCCACGTTAATGGCGAAGAGCCAACGCTATACCAGGTCAACGCCGGGAAATACATCTACGACATGTCGGCACAGGAGCTGGCGAACCTGCTCGAAGAGGTGCAGAGCATACTCGACGAGTACCTGCTCGAAGGCGGCCAGCAAAACCAGTGGGCGATGGATTACGTCGTTGATGAAATCGACCGCGGCACGCTGGAGGCATTCAACAACCTCTCGCAGCAGTCGCAGGTGTACGCCAGCCAGACGACGCTACAGCAGCTTTTAAGCAGCCCCGGTCATCTTAACCAGGTAGCGGCGGCAAGGCTGGCAACATTCAGTGACTGGAAAGGCATTAGCGACGCAGCCCGCGCTGATCTGACGAACGTCATAACCGATGCGGTGGCGCGCGGTGTAAACCCCCGCGAGACTGCCAGCGTCATCAGTAAGCGGCTCGATGTCAGTATGTCCAGGGCTAAAACCATCGCCCAGACCGAGCAGGTCGGCGCGCTACGGCAGGCACAGTGGAACGAAACGGACTGGGCCGCCGACAGGCTGGGACTGAATACCGGTCTGTTGTGGCTGTCAGCGCTAAAGCAAACGACGCGTACCTGGCATGCAAGCCGACACGGCAAGGTTTACACCACCGAAGAGGTGCGCGACTTCTACGCCGAGAATGGTAACCGGTACAACTGCTACTGCAGCCAGATTCCGGTGCTGCTCAACGACGACGGCAGCATATTCAACAAAGGCCTGGCCGAGAAGCTGGCGAAAGAGCGCCAGCAGTGGACCACGAAGGAGGCAGCATGAAGGTATGGGTTGTAATCTCTGGCACTTCATATGAGTCGTCGGAAGTTATCGAGGGCGTTTATTCTTCTGAGGAAAAGGCCAAGGAGAAACACGTCACCTTAGATAATGATTCGCTTAGCTATGCTTATTATGAAGAGTGTGAGGTTGAATAAGCATAGCAATCAAAACAGGTCGCTTCGGCGGCCTTTTTTAATGCCCGGAATCCACCAACGAGGCCCATATGAGCGGCGTTTATTTCGAATCGAAGCGGCTTGGCGAGATATCATGCACGCATGTCAAGATCGGCGGCGTCGAGGCGATGATGAAGCAGGTCGGCGATCGCAAAGTCATCAAGTCACAAGGGCGCGGGAACGTACGCCAGGTAAAAGCCATCGTCAGAGCGCTACACAAAACCATTCAATAACGAGGATCCAGCATGAAACGCAACCGCGTTAACGTGCTGACCGTCGTCAACTCCGCTTCAAACATCACCACTGAAACCATCGACGGCAAACCACATATCGTGGTTCGCGGCATCACGCCTGTCGTGGACGACATTGTGATGAACCGGAAGTTGTACCCGGCAGCAGAAATCGAAAAGGCCTACAACACGCTTGAACGCAACCCGATGCCGCTGGGCCACCCGAAAGTGGACGGCAAGCACGTGTCGGCGCGCGATGTCCGGGCGGTGAACGAATACCACGTCGGGGCATGGCTGCAAAACGTCAGCCACAAAGACGGCAAGGTGACGGGCGATATGTACATCAACCGTCAGTACGCCGAATCCAGCGATAAGGGTAAGCGGCTTATTAACCGGCTGGACGAGATGATTGCCGGATCCAATGCCGAGCCTATCCATATCTCAACCGGTCTGCTGTATTCCGGCATCGCTGCCAACGGTGAGTCGAAGGGCAAGAAGTACAACGAGATCGCCACCAACATGATGTTTGACCATGTGGCGGTGCTGCTCGATGAGCCTGGCGCCGGTACGCCGGAAGAGGGCGTGGGCATCTTCGTTAACTCGGAAGGTGATGAGCAACAGATTGAAGTTGCCCGTCTGGCTGACGGAATCGACTGCACCCGCGACGGCCTGCTCAACAAGACCAAATTTTTCTTCACCAATGCCTCCAACTTCTCTTTTGACGACATCTCCCGCGCCATCAGCGACAAGCTGCGCGAGGGTGATGCCGAAGATAAGTGGCTTTGGCCTGAAACGGTATGGCCGGACAGCTTCATTTACCGCAATGACACCAAATACCTGAAGCAGAAGTACCTCATCGATGACGACGGCAAGGCCGTGTTCGTCGGCGAACCTGTAGAAGTCGTGCGCAAACCCACTGAGTACGAGATTAAAACCAACGGAGAGAACGATCCGATGAAAGAGCTGATTATCAATGCGCTGCAAGCCGCTGGTAAGCCGACTGAAGGCAAGTCCGACGCCGAGCTGATGGACGCATACAACCAGATGAAGGCCGAAGAAGCCACCGCCAAGAAAAAAGGCGATGAAGAAATCGACCCAGAAACCGGCAAGCCCAAGAAAAAAGAGCAGGCCACCAATAACGAAGAGATGCCAGCGTGGGCGAAAACACTCGCCGATCGCGTGGACGTCGTTTTCAACAGCCTGAGCGCGAACGCCGACAAAGAGAAAGGCGAAAAGCGCGCGGCTGTGAAGCTGGCGATGAACATGAGCGATGAAGAAGTCGCAGATCTGGATGGTAAGGCGCTCGACGCCATGTATGCCAAGTGCCAGACATCTTTCGGCCTGAACGGCGCATTCCGCCAGGTCAACAACAACGAATCTTTCAGCGAAATGCCGGAGTAAAAAATGGCTAAAGACGGGAAACACGTAATTCATGCGGGTGGCATCTTCGCTAACCCGCAGCTCCACCGTGAAGGCGCTGCGGCTGCCGACACGCAACCCGGCACCGTTGGCTTCTTCGATGCCGGCAAGTTCACTGCATCGGTAGACGGTAACGAAGCGGCAATCCTCTATGTTGCCAACTACGACTACCTTCGCTGCAAAACGGTGGATGACACCATTGCTGCTGGCGACCTGGTTGTCGGCATGCACCCGACCCCCGGCGTTTTCTTCAACGTACCTGCCGCCGCCGGCACCTACAAAAAAGGTCAGCCGTTGTCGATCGCAAATGGCCGCGTGAAAGCTGCCGCTGAGGGCGAGTCTGTCCGCGCATTCGTCGAAGAGGACCGCGCATACACCACCGCAGCAGGCGATCTCCTGCGCGTTGTCATTAAGTAAGGAGAGCACCTAATGTTCGTATTTTCCACTAAGAAGGCGAAGGAGACTCGGAACTTTGAGGCTAACCAGGCCCAGTTTCATGAGTTGCAATTCGCCCGCAACGCCAGCGCGCAGGCGGTGGCCGATTTTATCGCCCGCTCACAGTTCCGCGGCGAGGCGGCCAACGCGCCAACCCTCCATGCGGTGAATGCTGTGGACGATATTCGTCGTCTCTATAAAGCCTACGATCAAACGGTGCTCGCAGAGTTTGAGCCGACTACGGAATTCACTCTGCTTAACGATCTCATGCCGCTATCCCGCTCCGTTCGTCTGGAAGAGTCAGTATATGAATATGCCCGCAAAGGCGGCCGTGGCTGGGCGCATACCTCTATGTCTGGTCAGATTGGCGCGGCACTGGACGCGAAGTCATACACCTTCGATGGCACGATGGTGCCGATCCACGACAGCGGCTTTAAGTTCAACTGGCGTGATCCGGTTTTCAACAAGGGCTCCGCGCTGTCCTCGCTTGCCGATGCGCAGTCAGGTTCTGTTGACGATGTGCGCCGGCAGTACGTTGACTACATCTGGAACGGCTTCCGTGACAGCGAAGGCAACTTCATTAAATTCGACGACTACACCTGGAAAGGTCTGCAGGCCGACGAGCGCGTCGCTCAGGTGACGCTGACGGTTAATTTCGCAACCAGTACCGACCCTGACGCTATGCGTGCTGCCGCAATCGCGCTGCGCGACGTGCTCAAGCTGCAGAACTATCAGTATGGCCAGCAGACCTGGTATGTCTCGGCAGAGATCATGTCCAACCTGGAGCAGTACTACGACACCCAGAACAAGACCCGCACCGTGATGGAGGAGATTCTGAAGCTGTCGGGCATTGCCGCGGTGAAAGAGGATGCTCAGCTGACCGGCAACCAGATCCTGATTGTCCCGCTGGCCTCCGGCGTGATTGCCCCGATTGTGGGCCAGGCGTTCGGCACCGTTGCCGATCCGCGCCTGTTCTATAACAGCGATTACGTATGGCGCACCTGGGGAGCCGCCGGCCTGATGGTTAAGCAGGACATCAACGGCCACTTCTCTGTCGTTTTCGCATCGAGTTAAGGGGCTGTCATGGCACTGGTAAAAGTGGTTTCACCAAACCTCTTCTCCGGTGCCAACCTTCAAAAGTTGGAGGTTGGCGCGCAGGTCGAGGTTAGTGGTGATATGGCGGCCCGCTGGGGTGCTGCCGGGCTGGTTGAGGTCATTGATGGTGGAGAACGCCAGTTTGAGGTGGCGACTCCAGCGGAAGAGCCTCGTCCGGCCAAAACCAAAAAGGCGAAATAACCATGTCTCTTGAAGGCTCACAAAACCCAAATAAGTTCCGGGAAGACTGGGACGAAAAAACGGAAGGTGAATAACCATGGCTGACCCAATCACAGCGGCAGACGTGCAGGCGTTCCTCGGTGAGTTGGGTTACACCATCCCCGGCGCGCTGCTCGACCCGATTCTGTGTGTGGTGAACAAGATTATCCCGTGCCTCGATGGCGCTGGGCATGACGAGTGCACCGCAAAGCTGATTCTGATGTATGCCGCTGCATTGATGGCAACCTCGTCGGGAGCACGCCGCATCAAATCGCAGGGCGCGCCGTCTGGCGCGTCACGCTCGTTTGAATATGGCTACGACGGCATTACCTGGCTGCGCGACTCTCTGGCCCGGCTCGATACCAGCGGCTGCACCGGTGACCTGCCAATCAGTGCAGGTAATAGCGTCGGGCTATTCCTCGTCGTAGGGGGCTGCTGATGAGCTGGATATCAGTGGCCGTCCGTCTGCCGCCGTCATTCACCAGCGTCTGGGTACTGACCGATACCGGCCGGCAGACAACCGGCTACGTGAAATCGGACGGTGGGTGGTTCATCAACTGCCCGCGCATCCGGGCGACTGGTGTGCAGGTTCTGCGCTGGAGGGATGATTAATGTCGTCAGCAGCTTCCTGGTCATACACCGCAGCAGCCACCATCTGGCGCAATCTCGGCAACGACAAATACGGTGACCCCATCGGCTATTCGGCGCCGGAGGTGATTCTTTGCGATTACGAGGGTGGGCTCAGCAAACGCATCGGCAGTCTGGGTGCTGAAATAGTGGTCAAAAACACCGTCTGGACAGAGTACGCACTGGCAGCGGCAGGGGACTACCTGCTGATTGGCGAGTCCACTGAAGCAGACCCAGTTGTCGCAGGCGCGGACGAGGTGCGGCAGGTTATCCGCTACGCCGATACGTTTGAGCGACTGGCGGATGACTGGGCGATTTTGACAGGAACATAACCGCTTCATGTAATAATGGCCCTAAAGGTCATTTGGGATGAAGGGTGATGGGGTTTCAATATTGGTTCACTGTATGCGCGACTTTAATTCTTGGCCCCTTAGCACTAATTGAAACATTTAGATATATGCGTCGGGGAATCTACACCAAAACATTCAAGGGCACTCGAAGGAGAGAGTATATCCACAAGGATGAAAAGCCTATTGAGTTCTGGTTCAGCATCGTCGCACATTTTGCTATGGGTAGCGTGTTGATGGGTGTTGGTATCTGGTTTTTAGATAAGATACCTGCAGTTCACCATTTATACGACCAGATACGCGAAATTGCGCAATTTTGGTAATACATAAGAACTGTCACTTCCCGCGCCTCGCCATAGCGAGGATTTATACTGCCTGGAGAACCGCCATGGGCGTTAAAGTTCGCGGCATCCGCGAGGCGAAAGCCAACCTTAACCGCATCGTCGGCGACATTCAGGGGCGCAAGGTGGTGCGTGCGCTGCAGTCTGCGCTGATACTCATTGGCTCCAGGGCCGCCTACTACACCCCGATCGATACATCGACCCTGCTCAATAGCCAGTTTCGCGAGATGGTTGTCAACGGTACGATAATAACCGGCCGCATCGGTTATTCCGCTAACTATGCGGCCTATGTCCACGCAATGACCGGCAAGCTCAAAGGTCAGCCGCGAGCCGACTTCGGCATGACCAGCAACCGCTCGGATGTAGGCCCTAAAAAACCAACTGCATTCGGTGGCGGGACGGGAAAGGGTAATTATTGGGATCCGCACGCTGAGCCGCAGTTCCTGACAAAAGGAGCTAACGAGGAGCGGGATGCTATAGATGCCGTCATCAAGAAGGAAATGAGCCTATGACGCCTCCGATGTACAGGCGGGTACTGGAGTTCATCGTTGATGCAGGGCTGACTGATGGATACCTGATCCAGCAGCTTACCTGGACTGACACCAAGAACCTGAAAGACCGCTTCATCGTTTTCCGCCCAAACGGCGGGACGCCTATAGACCGTGACATGGCCGCCGACTACTACGTGTTGATTGACGTGGTGACTGCCAAGGGGGTAGGCGAAGCGGAACGGGCTGAACGGGTTGTGCAGGCCATAGTGGATTACGTTCAGCATAATCCCATGACCAACCCCTGCCTTGGACAAATCAGTAACATCGGCGGTATTCCGGCGCCAGTAAAAACCGAGGAGGGGCGTTTTGTATGGCGCCTCCAGTTTTCCTGCCTGTTTGGTGGGTGATATCACCGAATCACTACAAGGTCGCCTGGAGCGGCCTTTTTTATTATCTGAAGCGAGGTACAACAATGAAGGGCTGCTCCAATAACGAACAGTTAATCGGCCGCGCCAAAACGCTGGAGCTCTGCTACGGCTGCGCTGACGAAGTGCCCATGGAAAGCGAATGGCGCCTTATGGGCCTGCCAACGTCCGCAACCTGGGATCTGAGCCCCGAGGCGCTTACGTCTGACGCTGATAACGGCGGTTTCAGCGCAAACCTGATCGCCAGCCTTGATCCGACTTATTCAATTGACGGCGAGGTAAGGGCCAAAGACCGCACCGACGAATTCGGCGTACAGCAGTTTGTGAAGTACATCGTCGATGAGGTCCGCGCGCGTCGGCAGCCAGGCGTCTGGATGCGCTTTCACTGGGGCGATTATTACCATATTGGCTACATGGTACCGTCGGGTGCGAGCGATGGCGGCGGCGTGAAGGAGATTGTCACATACAGCTTTGAATTTAAGTTGGCTGATGGCAACACCTTCCAGATCACCGATGCAGATGAGGGCATTCCTGTGACCGGCATCACCGTGGCGCCAACAGCTGGCACGATCGCCCCGGGTGAGAGCACGACGTTTACCGTGAATATTGCGCCTGCTGATGCTGACAACCAGGTGTTCACCGTTTCGTCGTCCGTTCCGGCGCGCGCCACCGTCGCATTTTCCGGCAAGCAGGTGACGGTATCGGCACCTTCCGGGGCCACTGATGGTAGCGCTGTAATCACGGTCACCTCAGACGACGGTGAATTCACTGCAACCTACACGGTTACCGTGGCGTCGTAACCAAAACAAAGGGTGGCCGCGTGCTGCCCTTGATTTTGCTTACGGGGGATTCATGACACCAGTTTTAGAGTTTGGAGAATGCGTGATCACGATGGGTGATAACGACTTTTTTTTTCGGCCTTCGCTGCTGGCCATGACACGCATCGGCGAGCCGGGGGAGATAGTCAGGACGTTTTACGACCTCTGCAACGACGAAGTAACTCCGCTGCTGCAGCGCGCTGCTGATGCTTATCGTGAACTTGAGCGCGTGCCAGATTGCGTGCTGCAGTACATCCATAGCGGCCTGCTGACGCGCAAAGCGATTATGGCTGCGCACACGGTACTCACGGCCTGCTGTGATGACGATATCGGCGTCCTGGTGGGCTGGATGCGCCCTGCGCGTTCCCGGCGGAGGGGGATGGTATGGCGGCCAGGTTCATTACCGGCGCAGGACATGATCATCATCGCTCAGAATCTAATGGCCCACGGAATAGTAGGTAAGGCAAAACTACGGAGACTGCAGCGTCATGAAACCAATGAAACCACATCCGGATTTGTCGCTGCTGATTACGTTGTCGCCGCCAGAAACCACTTTGGCATGAGCCGCGCTGAAGCTGAGCAGTTAACGATGACCGAATTTCAGCTAATGGTCGCTGCCAAATACCCTGACCAGAAAGGATACACGCGCGAAGAGTACGACGGCGCAGCGGATGCTTTCTTTGCCAGGCGCAAGAGGAAGCAGGCGCGAGCAGCTAAAACCCATTAACCAGCCTCGGCACCCGCCGGGGCTTTTTTATACCTGCAGTAACCCTACCGCGCGTCGCAGCGCATTTAATCCCGAGTCTTTCAGAAAGCTGAGCCTGAGAACTGCCGTATATGGTGGCGACCATCTCGGGGCGGCTTTTCTGTGCGAACAGGCTCAACTTTCTAAAAGGTAATCGCTATGACATATCCAACCGTATCAGTAAACGGCGTGTCCGTTCGCGTTGACGCAGAAGGGCGCTATAGCCTGAATGATCTGCACGCAGCTGCGGTGGCAGAAGGTAAAGCCACTGAATCACAAAGACCTGGCGAGTTTCTCAAGACCAAGCAAGTAAGGCGCTTTGTTCGCGCATTAAGCGATGCGAAGAAAATCGCATCGGTATTGACGATTAAAGGCGGACCTCAGCAGGGGTCGTGGGGTCTTGAGCTTATCGCTATACGATATGCCGCATGGCTTAACCCGTTATTTGAAATTAAGGTGTATGAGACTTTTCAAATGCTCGTTCGACGAGGGTTTGATGCCATGTCTCGATTAAACAAGATTGACCATGTGATCAACACAGAGACTAAGGAAGTTAGCCATTGCGCCAGTAGAATGGGCAAGTGGGGCGCGGGTGGGAGGAAGCGACTTCTGCTGGCAGCCAGGGAGAGGGTTCTGGATGAAGTGCAAATGTACCTACCTGGGCTGGAGGTATAACTCAGATGGCCAAACATCGATGCGGCCATCTTTTTAGGCTATTTAAACTGTGATGATGACTCGTTAATCCAGTTTTCGTAAAAGGTTACTCCAAGCCTGGCTAGAGTGGTAGGGTGATTGTTTGAGAGATGGCTTCCTAAATGCGTTGAAGGCGGATTATATCGCTTGCCTTGGTTTTCAACCGCTACAACTCTTGTCGTGCTAGGGTGAAAGGAAACCATTAAAGGATCCCCTTCGTAATGTTCCAAGAAGCCATTTTTAATGACCATTTTTTTAATAAAAAGGGAGTTTAAACCTGGCATGGCATCAAATGTTGTATGAGCTGGAGATAATTGAGCAATGTCTTGGGTAGAATGAAAATCTGAATTTCTGGCTTGAAGAAGATAAACCAGCATTTCATCTGCCTTTCTAAGCATCATATTTTTGCTGAAATAGCTGCTAAACTTTCCCTTTATGGGTTTCGTTGCGCATAATAGCTTGTTAAATGATTTATCGATATGTGTGAGGAAGTCTCTCCAATGCCCCTCGTACTCATCATGGCTTTTCGAGTTCTCCATAAATTCAATGCATTTTTTTGCAGCGGAAATTTCTTTCAGGGCCGGCTTATAATCGATCATTTTTCACCCTTGCTGTAAATACCCTTAAGCGTCTCAAACACGACGCGCTTGAACTCCTCAGCCTGCTGGTCTGCCAGGCGCTCTGCGTCGTCACGGTAGCCGGAGATTGGCGAGGGTTGCGCAAGGGCGTCCTGGACGATTTGGAGTAGCTCAGAGTTCATTGACCTGCCGTTAGATTCGGCCCTTTGCTTTATTTTTTCCCTAACCTCCAGGGGCATCCTGAAGTTGAAGTGAGGATCGTCGCGCGCCATCGGAAGTGTCTCAGTTCAAATATTGACACATATGATAGAAGCACTCTATTATGTTCTCAATAGGTCCACGGTGGACCTTTGTGGAGGTGAGATTGAAAGGCATGAGCAAAAACCCGCAGTTTAACCTGCGGTGGCCAAAAGATGTTCTCGATTTGGTCAGAAAGGTTGCTGAAGAGAATGGTCGTTCGGTTAACTCTGAGATCTACCAGAGAGTGATGGAAAGCTTTAAAAAAGAAGGCCGCATTGGTGCCTAAATGTTGAAGCCCTGACTACTTGCGATAGTCAGGGCTTCGGTGTCAGAAAATCCTTGGAGATAAACTAACATGACGAGTATAGCAATTTTAGAAGCCGTGAACACCTCTTACGTTCCGTTCAATGGTCAACAGATCTTAACGGCCGTCGCCGCTGGGGTGACTTATGTAGCAATGCGCCAGGTTGTGGAGAACATCGGCATCGACTGGACGGGGCAGTCGGTTAAGCTGCGTAAAATGAAGGATAAATTCAACTGTAGAGATATCTCTATGGTTGCCACTGACGGAAAAATTCGTAAGCTTCTTTGCCTTCCGCTGAAAAAGCTTAACGGCTGGCTGTTCAGCATCAATCCTGAGAAGGTTCGCGCCGACATCCGCGAGAAGTTGATCCAGTATCAAGAGGAATGCTTCACCGTTCTCCACGACTACTGGACGAAAGGCGAAGTCAAAAAGGACAGCAAGCAGCGAAAGTCAACCGCGACTCAGCTTATCCCGCTGCGCCAAACCGCTGAACGACTGATAACCACCGGACTTGGCAAAATTTACCCTGACATCTGGAAGCTCGTGCATCAGCGTTTCGATATCGAGCACATCCATCAGCTTGAGCCGGTGCAGATCGGCGAGGCGGTGGAGTACCTCAGCGCGCTTGAGGGCGAATATATCGCCAGGGAGCGCCACCAGGCAAACCAGCTTGACTATCAGATGAACGTCCACAATATCAACGCGGCCTGTATTCATCTGGATTTTATCCACCGCGTCTGGATGGAAGAACTTCGCCCAGCGCTGAAAAAGATGGAATCCCCGATGGCAGGCAGGCTTAACGATCGCATTACCGATGCCTGCGCCATCGTCACATCGGTGAAATGCTCGCTGGAGCGAGCATCTGGGCTAAAAGGCCTGCAGTACCACAGGTAAGCCCAATCAACCCTGAAAACCCGCTTAACTGCGGGTTTTGTCGTTGTCAGCATTCCCTGATAGGATAATTCCCATCTTTTACTGATGGGGATAGGGACGTGAAAAAGGCTTTGTATTTAACATTGTTGATCTTTTCTTGCGCGGCCGTTGCGGACGATATGCAGATGGTGGGAAGTTGGTATGTCAAGAAAAAAGAAAACAAAATGACTGACTCGAAAGATTTCATTGCCGTTACATCCACAAAAGACATATACACCAAACAGGGAATCGAAAGGGATACATCATTAGTGCTTCGATGCATGGAAAATGAAACATCCGCATACCTATCAATGAACGATTACCTGGGTAATGAAGCTCCTCGTATAACCATAAGATTTGATGACGGAAAGCCGAAAAAAAATAGCTGGAAAGCTGCTGAAGGTGGAGATGCTGCATTCTCTCCAAACCCTGTCTCGTTCATCAAGGAGCTATCAAAGCATAAGAAACTGATAGCTGGTTTTGAGCCGTATGGATCAACAATGCAAATAGTCGAATTTGACTTGTCTGGCATCGATAAAGTTGCCGATGAAATAGCAAGTTCTTGCAAATGGAAACAGTAACTTATCAACCGCAATGACCCGCTACGGCGGGTTTTTTTACGCCTGGAGAAAGTGAGATGGCAGAAAATAGCGCTGGAAGCATCGTTTATACCGTAAGCGCCGACATTGAGCCTCTGCTTGTCGGTGGGAAACTCGCAGCTGACGCACTGGATAAGTTCGATCGCTCGGCGCAGTCATCCAGCAAGGGAGTGGATAGTCTGGACAAAAGCGCAAATCAGGCCGGTGGTGCTTTCTCCGAACTGGCTGGGTACGCGAACTCAATGGACAATCAGCTGAAAAAGCTGAATACCAACGTCAATGGCATTGTGCGGGCAATGGAAGAAGCAAGAACTGGAACCGGAAGCGCTGCCAGTGAGTTCAACAGGGTTGAATCTATTATTGAGGCCTTGGGTAATCAGATCGCCGTTCTTGATGAGGCGCAAGAAAACGGCGCGCGCAGCGCGGCTATTTTAGCAGCACAGCTCCGAGCTGGATCTAAAGCTACCGATGAGGAAAAGCAGAAAATCGGAGAGCTGACCGGGCGACTGTATGACATGAAGACGGGGGTTGATACCGGGGCCAAAAGCCATGGAAACTGGAAAAACACCATGCAGCAGGCTGGTTATCAGGTTCAGGATTTCATCGTGCAAGTGCAGGGCGGACAGTCTGCCCTGGTGGCGTTTGCTCAGCAGGGGTCTCAGTTGGCCGGAGCATTCGGCCCAGGCGGTGCTGTTCTTGGTGCTGTAATAGCGCTGGGTTCGGTTATTGCAGGCACGCTTATTACCTCTCTAAATGGGGGTAAAAACGCAATGGATGCGTTGAAGGATGCCGCAGAGGCTATGGATAAGGTAATCACCGTGTCGCAAAATGGAGTTGCAGCGCTATCGGACAAATATGCACTACTGGCCAGAACTAATGCAGAAGCTGCTACGATCCTGCGCAATCAGGCGCTAATTGAGTATAACGCTGCCGTACAGAAAATACCGAAATCCATTAATGACGCCTCCAGTTCAATCATCACCTTTACCGATAAGATCAGGACGTCATTTTCTACGGGTGAGGCGTCGATAGATAGCTTTAATAAAAATCTGTCCGACGTTGGGGCAACATCTACCGATTTCGCGAAGGCAATGGAACAGGCCAGAAGCGCAGGGGCGAGATTTGTCGTTCAGTCCAACTCTATCCAGAGCACGGTACAGGCGCTGGCTGATAAGTTTGGGATTTCAGAGCAGGCTGCATTCAAACTAAGTAAACAGCTCTCTGATGTGGCCAACAACCCAACTCCGGAAGCCCTCCAAAAGTTGGTTATTGAGCTTCAGAACACCCACAGCGCATCAAAAGACGGCGCCGCCGCGATCGTAACGTTTCTTGGCCCCCTCACTGAGTTGGTAAGAGTAGCCGGTGAGGCTCAGATAAACCTGGCAGGCATGAAAAAAGAGGTGGATAACCTTACTGCCGGGCAAAAGAACCTAATCCAGCAATCTGAAAGAAGCCTAGCGCTGTCAAAGCTTCAAGGAGAGGCTCGCGCCCGCCTTCAGGCGCAATATGCTGCTGAAGATGCCGGGTTTGCGAAAGATGACCCTCATACAAAGAAAATGCAAGATGATGCTGCTGCAACGTACAAGAACACGCAGGCGCAAAAAGAACTGAAATCAGAGCAAAAAAAGGGAGCGACTCAAGCGGAGTCTATCTCCCAAAAACTCGCCAACCTCAAGCAGCAATCTGAGCTCGCCGCCGGGTCAACCAAAGAACTAAGCCGCGAGCAGGCGATCCTGAATGCTCAGCAATCGCTCGGCAAAGGTGCAACCCAGGAGCAGATCGCCCTGGCCGGCAAATACGCCGCGGCGAAGTGGGATACAGCCAACGCAATCAAGGCCCAAGCGGCAGCAGAGAAGCTGTTGCCGGAAGCGCGTGAGAATGCGAGCTACAAACAAGATGTAGACGCGCTGAACACCGCGCTGCAGGCCAAGAAAATCACCCAGCAGCAGTATAACCAGACCAGTGAGCAACTGGAGCAGCAGCACCAGGCCAATCTCGCAAAAATCCGCGCGCAGCAGGTTGTTACGCCGCAGCAATCCGCGGCTGGTGAGGTCGATCCGGTTCAGCGCCTGCAGAATCAGCACGCGCAGGAACTGGCCCTCATTCAGCAGTTTGAGCAGCAGGGGGTGATTGCGCATCAGAATGCCCTGGCGCTTCGCGCAGCGGCCGACACTCAGTACGAGCAGCAGCGTATCGCCGCGCAGTGGGAGATACTTAGTCAGCAAAGCCTCGGTTATAACATGCTCACCAGCGCCGTTGATTCATTTGGTGGCAATGCATCGAATGTAATTACAGGACTGCTTACGCGATCGATGGACTTGAATGAGGCTCTTGCTTCGATAGGGAGGACGGTGCTGAATAGCGTCGTCAACTCTATTGTTCAGATGGGCGTGGAGGCGATGAAAAACTACATCATCGGGCAGACGCTTGGCGGTGCTGCGGTGGCCTCGTCAGTTGGCATGGCTGCCACTACTGCATCAGCCTGGGCGCCGGCGGCGGCAATGGCCTCGCTGGCGACGCTGGGGGCCAACTCTGCACCTGCATCTGCAGGGATAATCTCTACTGTTGGTGTTGCCAAGGGTATGGCTATTGCGGGAGGCCGTAAAAATGGCGGCCCTGTATCGGCTGGCTCGATGTACCAGGTAGGCGAGGGAGGGAAGCCTGAAATTTACCGCGCCAGCACCGGAAAGCAGTACATGATCCCCGGTGACAACGGCAAGGTGATCAGCAACCGTGAAATGCAGTCCGGCGGCGGCGTGAACGTCAAAATCAACGTCGTCAATCAGTCTACGGGGGCAAAAGTTGCTGACGCCAACGGCTACATGCAGGACGGAAGCGCAGTGGTGGACCTGTTACTGACTGATATCGAGAGCGGCGGACCGTTCTCCAGTCAGATGCAGAATACGTTCGGACTGCGGCGCCAGGCCAACGGCGCCTACTAACCACCCGCTACGGCGGGTTTTTTTATTGCCTGGAGGAATTGTGGCTATCAGCTACCCGGAATGGCTGCCGCTTCCGCAGCGCGCCGATCAAAACATGACGCAGGACACAGGCTGGCAGACCACGCAACCCGCTGTCGGCCCGGCGATATTCACGCCGTTCACCACCGATTTGAAAGCCACCTGGTCGCTGCAGTGGATTTTCACGCTGGACCAGGCAGAGCGGTTTAAATCGTGGCTGAGATCGCCGTCGTACTGTAATCGTGGCAACGCCTGGTTCGAGATGACGATTGACCTCGGCGACACGCAGGGGCCGCAGGCGCAACTGCTGCACTTCACGTCTATGCCGGTTCAGACCACCAAAAACGGCAATACAGTCACCTGGTCGGCAACCGTTATCTGCAACGGCATTCAGGATATCACCGAGGACTACGACGACTGGATTGTGCAGGCGCCGCCGAGATACGGCTACTGGCTTGATCTTCTCGTTACCGAAATACTGCCGAGGGCCGATTAATGCCGACACTCAGAGAATGGAAGGAGCGCCGCCCGGCGAGCGATATCAAGCAGACCGTTGTTTTCTCGCATCCCAACTTCACTTACCGCGTCGTGAACAACCTGTTCCGCCCAGCTCAGTTTGGCGGTGTGGATTTCGAGCCTGCGCGCTTCAGCGTGACCGAACCCACACAGGACGGCACCGCAACGCCGGAGATGGTGATTACGTTTGTGCAGGCGTCTGAGCATGTTCGTCAAACTCTGAAAAACTGGCGCGGTGCGGCAAGGATGTCGCCTATCAGCTGCACGTACCAGCAATGGGATGCCATTGGCGATGCCTACCCGATGAAGACCTGGTCGCTGTATGTGAAAGACATTTCCGCTGACGGCAACAACGTCACGGTCAACGTCGGGCTGACAAACCCGCTGACGCTGGCCAATCCAATCATCTATACAACCGACCTTTATCCTGGCCTGAAAACATCATGACTCAAGACGAATTTATCCGGCTTGTTAACGGCAAGCCGTGGGCGAACCGTGCCTGCACCTTTGAGCGACTCGACTGCTGGGGGCTGGTGGTCCTGCATTACCGGCACGTTCTCGGGCTGGAGCTGCATCATATGTCGGGTTATGAGTCTGACTCTGACTTCGTGACCTGCTACGAACAGGAAGTGGGCGCGTGGCGACCAGTACCGGCGCCTGTTGCTGGTTGCATCGCCGTGTTTTATCGCGGGCAGATGCCGGCGCATATCGGCGTGATGGTCAGCCCCGTTAAATGCCTGCATTCGCGCGGCGAGTTCGGATTCGTGCGGCAGGACAGCCCGCGGGCGCTGCTGAAAGTCTATGAGCGAGTGGAGTACATGATCCATGGTTCGATATGAGTTGCAGCGTCTTCCTGGCGCGCCGAAAGAGCGGGGGAGCACCGAGGCGGGTGGATCGCTGATGGCGCTGCTGGATAGCCTGAAACTGCACAGTAACGTGATAGTTAAACTGAACGGGCGCTCGCTGACTGATGATTTCGACATCGAGTATCAGCTGCGCGCGGGCGATGTTGTGGCAATTTATGACCAGCCGGAAGGCGGCGTGGGAAAACTGGTCAACCGCATTCTGCGGCCTGTGAGCAAAATCCTCTCGGGTACCATGAAATTTCTCGGCATGTCGCCGAAAATGGGCAGCGTGTCGGCGGCCACCGGCGATTCTCCGAATAACGATGTTACCCAGCAGACCAACCGTGCCCGCCTCTACAAAGGGCGCCCGAACATATACGGCCAGGTGCGGTCGTACCCAGACCTGATTCAGGAGTCGATGTTTGAATACATCGACAATAACAAAATGGTCACGGAGTGGATGGAAATCGGCTATGGCCACTACAACGTTTCCTCTGTCCGTTACTCTGAATCATCGGTCGCTGCGATGGCCGGCGCCAGCTCTCAGGTGTTTCAGCCTGGGGAGGTGATTCCCGAGATTATTCAGGGCTACGCGTTCGACGATGTTGATGGCCAGGAAATGCCAGGAACCAATGAGCAGACGAGCAATATCGTTCACCAAGCGACGAGTACCAATCTGCTGGCCGGCACGTTTGCTGGCGGGCAGTTCTACGCGAAAATTAACAAAGAGAACGCGTTTGACGTTTTTTACGATACTCCGCGACCGTTCTCTGTTACCGCGACGGTTAACGTCACCTACAACACCGCCAGCGGTTCGGTAACGCGTGACGTGAATGTGGCGGCCAACCTGTTTAATGCCGAAATATCTGACGATGGCGCCCTGGTGAATCCCCAGGAATTTTACGAGTTCTGGTTCAATAACCTGTCAGGATCAGATATCGCACAACTGCCGGCGGACACCGTCGTAAACAGCACGCTATTCACCATCACGCAGTATGAAACCATCGCAGTGGGGCCGTTTTTCGCTGCGCTGGCGGGCGATCAACTCTGGCTGCATCTCTACGCAAACCAGAGCGACGACGAGGACGGCCCGGCCAGACTAACCTGGTGGCAGATTGACGAGGACAACGACCAGATACCCGGCACCGAGGAGTCGATGGAGGTCAACGTCAGGAACGATGGCGACGAGCCTGATTATATTTACCGGACATACAAAATAACGCCCGCGGCCGGTTTTGGGCGCTATGCGTTCAAGGCCGAGCGGACCAATAACTCCGCCGCGGACTCTGTGCTTTATCTCTCCGGCGCACACTCAGTCATTGTTCGGCAGAACGTGGTTTATCCCGACGATACGCTGGTGCGGGTTACCGTTCGGCAGACTGAAACGCAGACCGTAGCCTCTGAGCGGAAATATAACTGCCTGGCGCAGCGCCGGGTAATTTCATGGACACCTGCAGGTGGGATTGACTATACGCTGCGCACCAGCAGGTCATTTGCCGATGCGGTCCTGCACGAATGGGTCATGATCGGCAAACAGGATCCGGCGCGGCTGGACCTGACGTCGCTCTACACCATCGCCGACAGCCTGGCCGATGAGCGGTTGGGGTATTTCGACTGGACCTTCTCAGACGCCAGCCAGCCGCTGGGTGAGCGCATACAGACCATCTGCAACGTTGCCAGGGTAAATTTCGATTGGATAGGAAATACGCTGGTCTTCTGGCGCGATGAGCGGGTGGCGAACCCTGACGCCGTTTTCGCCCGCTCAAACATGTTCTGGGACGAGTACAAACTCAACTGGTCCATGTCGCTGCCCGGCGGCTACGACGGAATCACGCTTGACTACATTGATCCGACGTCGAACAAAAAGTCGTATATCTACCTGTCGATAACCAGTAACGGCATTTCGCAGGTTACCGACCCGACGGTTAACGCGAAACAGATCAGCCTCGACGGCTGCCGTAATGCATACCAGGCAACAGACCGTGCTTGGCTTGAAGCGCGAAAAATCCTTCTCTCGCGAGTAACCATGACGGTGAAAGTGCTGGAGTCGACTGAGGTTGAGAGGGGTTCGGTGATTCAGTGCCCGGACATGTACGACAACGTGCAGCAGACCGGCTACCTGAAAGGGCGCTACGGCGACGTGTTCCGCACGTCAGAGGTCATTGACTGGTCTCTCGGGGATATGTGGGTCGTCATGACAGACAGCGCTGGGGACTATCGAGGACGCTGGCGGGCATATCCTGTTGATGGCTCTCCGCGCGCATTCACGGCAGCAGCCGATGCATTCGATATCAACGTCTATGACGGCGTCACCGTGCAGTCCCCGAGCCGATATTTCATCGCTACCGATACTGAGCTTAATTCAACGCTCTGGCGCGTAGAGAGCTCCAAACCGAACGGGGATGAAACGCAAACCCTATCACTATCTGAGTATTCAGACGAAATCTATCCGTAATTAACATTTTCTTCGTGCTTATCAGGATTCTCCTGAGGATTACGCACGTCAAAAGGGCGACAACATGGCAGACAAATACCTGGATATTCCTCTCCCAACTCCGACTAAAAACGCGGTGCCGAGTACTGACATCCGCGATCACCTGTTTGCCGGCGCAAAGCTTGATGAGGAGGCGACCAGCGGACAGGACGTATATATTGACCGTCTGGGGCGTGCTCACCTGACCAATACTGGCCGCAACAATAAATTTGCAGCTGAGCTGCAGGCGATGATTGATCGCTTCAACGCGTTCATCGAGCGCAGCGGCTATCAGGTCATCGGCGACTACGAAGACGGTCCACTGACGATCACTGAATACAATCAGCTCGTCCGCTATCAGAACGAGCTGTGGAAAATAACCGCAGATACAGATATTCCGTTCACTACCGTCGGAAACAATGCGGAGTCGTGGGAAACGTCGGACAAGGCGCGCTTTGTTTCTGTTGGTGACGGCGCTCTTCGCCAAAACCTGGGTTCTGGCGAAACAGGTATGGGCGCCGATTTAGTTGCGGGTAATAAATTCAAAACAGTCAGGGAAATTATCTCTCGGATAAAGTCGTATGGTGACTATGGGATCGGCTCACCAGTCGATGGTTACGACTCTGACTTTTATAGTAAAATATTTTCAGACCGTCAGGAAGATAATGACATTTACCTTCCTGGTGGTCTAAATGTATCAAAAGAACTTTACGGCACATCAAACTATTCGGCAGCGGTAACAGTACTTGGTAATAATTTTGGCTCATTTCGCGCGCAAATTGTTAGTGGGAATACATCAACGCTGTCTACATACGGAATGTCAGAGGATGTTCTGGTTTATACTGGAATAACAGGACGGGCATCAGTTAAAACGCTATCCCCTACTTATTCATCCAGCAGCATTAATATAAATGATAGCGCAGACCTATCGCGGATAAAAACTGGTAGCATAATAAAAACATCTGACGGATACTGGGGTAAGGTAAAGTCTAAAAGTGATGTGATTATACAGGTTGACGGATGGTATAAAACCGGGGTATCCGGGACACCAGTAGGAGACTCAGCATATCTTGACTGGGTAGATAAAACGTACCTGGAAAACAAGGTAATGTGGATTCCGGACACCTATACTGGCTCCAAAATAGTTGGTGCTGAGTGGGATTTTTATAATGCGTCATTGACATCGGGTGAGCGTACTGGCCTTGATATGGTTATTCATAGCTCCTCCCCGTACGGCATGGATACTGCATTTTTGGTCCGTAGTGGGAGGGAGGGCTCTGGATGGCAAACAGCAATGAATGCCAGCAGTTTCTCATATGCAGCTCTGTATACGAACCGAGGGAGGGCAGGGATAACGCCGGAACAGGATATACTGTTAGATTCCGGATCTAAATACGGTATAAACTTCAATGGTCGTGACTACGGTAGCACACAAACTTCAATGCGCTGGCGATATAGTGAAACAAGCTCAGTTTATCCGAAAAAATTAAATAAGTATGGGTTTGATATTTGTGGCGGTAAAACCATATCGAATGCCGGGAATGGCGTTGCTGTAACGTTAGATTATGCAGCGTATTTCGTTAACAATTCCTCATCGGTTTTTTCCCTGGTCCTGCCAGCAACAAATCTAGTCTTAGGTCAGAAGATAGACTTTTACATCCAAAGCAATTCTAATAATATTGAAGTGTCTTGCGTAAGCGCCAGCGTTTCTGTCAACGCCGCATCTAAGTTTATATTCAAACCAACGGATACGTTCACGTTAGCATCAGCAATTTGGAACGGGTCGGCTTGGTCATTTTACAGGTAATAGGGTAACGATTATGGTAGATACAATTTTTAGAAATGATGATGGCGTTATTTCTGTAGAGTATACAGCACCCAACGAGAATGTATACTTATTTAGTGTATACCTTTCTGATTATAACTCCGAAAGTGAAGCGCAAATTGCTGCGTTAAATATGGCTAAGAATGCAAGTGGTGAACATAATGAGCAATAAATCAAATAGAGAGATCGAGCTTGAACTTGAGTTGGCAAAGACCAGAATGCAATTAGTATCTTTATCTATATGGAGAATGCAACACGATTACAATTCTCTTGAGGATGAAATTGTTAATTTAACAAAGGAGATTAATGCCATTAATGATGAGAATAATACCGATGGGTAAAAATTTATTGTATTAGAGATTATAATTAATTTTATATGAGTAATTAAAAATGTGTGGGCATTAAATATAACCCACACACATTTCTATTAAAATAAAATTATTTTTTAATTTAAAATGGATTAATATAAAACAATTGACATCATGCTGGCAGATGTTATAGATAATACAATCTAAAGCAAATCATAGTTAAGATTGAAATGAAAAATAAAATTGACATTTACAAAAACATTAATTTACAAGGGGTTGCAACTTCTGGGCAGAGATCGATCACTCGTTTTCAGAAGCTGTTATCAATAGCGATAGCGCTATCAATGGGTTTGGGTGTAAAGTTTTTCCTTATTGTCTTTGCATGTGTTGTACTGCTGTGGTCTACAAGCGGAAGAAGTTCTACATTTATCCATAGAATGTTCATATCAATAATTTCAATGCTTCCTGCATTGTTGGTACTTACTATACTTTTATGCATTACTATAATTAATAGTATTTCATCACCTTATACAATGTTTGAGGTTAGAGATATAATCATAACGATTGTAACAATCTGCATTTTGTCATCTGTAGCGAAAAACAATAATGCTAAGAACTATTTGATAACTTCTTTTGAAGTGTCTTTATGTATAATATCCATTATAAAAATTATAGTTATCATATACTCTATAAATAGAGGTATACCTGTCTTTAATATAGTCAAGGAAGTATCAGAGTTTATGGGTTGGTCACTCCAGAGTTATACAACTTCCATTTCATATATTGCAAGAATACAAATACCATTTGACTGCGTCATACCATTTGTTCTTTTTTTTACTACATCAAAATTTCTATCAAAAGAAAGATCTAAAAAAAGGTCGCTAATAATATTTTTATTGATTTTAATTTCACTTCTGCTGTCCATGTCAAGGGCCTTTTGGGCGATGTCAATAGCATTGGTACTGCTATCAATTTTGATAAATGCTAACATTGAAAAAATTATTTTTCTGGCGCTGGCTTCAGTTCTTTTTTTTGGGGTTATTTATTCATTGTCTTCTGATGCGATAAATGAAATAGTTTCAT